TGTTCAACAGATTCAGCTGTATCTTCAGCATGTTCAATATTAAATTTTGCATGATGACTGTAGGCCCAAATAGTGATTAGAGTTTTTTTCATTTACACACCTTGTTATAGTTAAAAAAGAGGCTGTTTTTAGGCAGCCTCTTTTAATTTATTGATTAAGCACCTGCAACGCCGTAGATACCTCTATAGTCAGAAACTCCAAAAGAGTATCTTTCTCTAGCTTTATATCTAACGTTACCAGTTGAAAAGTCACCTTCCATTTTAGTTTGGATAGGTAGTCTCTCAAAGTACTTCATTCCGTTAGGAACATCAGTTATGATGTAGAAAGCATCAGGATCAGTAAGATAATGATTTACTCTGTAACCTTCAGGAACCATTCCCATGTTTTTCAGTGCATTGATATCATTATCAGCTGTTCCAACTCTTCCTTGAGATTTTAACAATCTCTCAGCATTAAATTGATTTTCAGAAGGAACAATCATTTTCATTCCTCTAGCTGCAATTTTTAAACCTCTTTCATCAGTCATGCCTGCAATGTCAATCATTGCTTGCTCTAATGAAGTTTCGTTTAAGTCTGCTGGTGTTGTCAACGTGTTAGACACATTTTGCGCAATCGTTGGGTGAGCTGTGTTGAATAAAGAAACCCCATCACCTGAATCAAAGTTATCCACAAGTGGTAAACCTTGGTTAAGTGGTGTAGCAGCTTTAATCTGTTTAGCGTTAGCCATAGATCTTGCTAGTGCTTTTGTATATCTAGACGCAAGTCTGTCATACAAATTGTCTTCCATAGCTTCTTCTGTTAAAGCAAATGCAAGAGCCACAGTTTCATTTGTGTATCTCGCAGTGTATGTTTCTTGTGCGTTGTCAAATGCAACTGCAGAACCCTCAGGTTTTACATAAGCATTGGCAAAGCCAGATAACATTACTTCTTCTTCAAAAGCTCTGTCTGATGTTTCCTTCGCATAAATTTCTTCATGCTCAGAATCGTATCTTTTATACTCAAGGCCGAACAAGGCATTTAAACCTGGCTCAAGCTCTTTTACGAGTTGTTGTCGTGATATAGCCATTATTTATACTCCTTATATTCCGACCCTGCCAGATCCCAGTAAGTGCGCATTTATCATCACTCTAAAATTCACATTCGCTGTTGCAAAATCTGAATTTTCTGGGTCTCTAGAAAGACCTATTATTTTTAGTTGTTGAACAGCCTGAGCGATCGTACCTTGATCTAACTCCATACCTGATACACCATTTATTGTTGTACCTGCTGCAGGTGTAGCTACGGCTGCTGTTGAAAAAATATCCGCTTGAGACATAGTTCCAGCTGCTGCGTTTGATTGAACTTCAAACATTTGGTGTGGACTGTCGTATACAAACGCATCGATTGCACCACCGTTAGCTGGAGTTATCCCGCCAGGGTATGCGTTTCTAAACGTAGGTTTTTGTGTTGTTGGGTCATCGTAAAAACATCCCCAGAATGCGCCCAAGTTAGGGACACTAGCGGCTGCGGCAATATCCACATATCCTGCTGCTGCTCCTATAACTAAAGAACCTTGAAACATCAATGAAGCGTCTCCAGGTAAAATGTTATATTGAGTCATTCCAGTGGAATCATCTTGCTGACCAACAGTTTTTAACGGTCTAAGACCGAAAGCTGCATCTTGATTAGCCATATTATTTATCCTCTGTTTGTAACTATTTCTAGTTACGATTAATTTAAATTCGTTGGGTCGTAATTGTTAAAAAACTATTACTTACCACCGAAAGATTTGCTAGAGCGACTATCATAACTGATAGGCATGCTCGGGTGCTGATCCTTCAGTAGATCGTTCTTAACTCCGTCAGCTCTTTCCTTAGCTTTATCTGAATAAAACTTGGATCTAGCTTCTGCGATCTCGTTAGGTATTCTGGCCAGCAACAGACCTCCAACTCCGATGATTCCCTTGTATTTGCCATCTCCCACAATTGGAAAACTGGTAGCTTCATATTCGTCGGCTCTAACTAATTCATATCCTGATCTTAATTTACCAGCAATATTTTTAGTGTCGTCGAATCCTAGGCTTTCAGCTCTAATCCATCTGTGTCGGAATCCATCCGGCGGCGCTGGGGCATCTAAAGCATTTGGTTCTTTCCATTCAACAGGATGCTGTGTAGCTTCTCTGCTGTTGGATGCACGGGAGTCTCTTACTACTTCTTCTGTAACCTCCGATTTAATTTCTTCAGTCACGTTAGTTTCATTTTTTTTCATATGCGATTACTCCTCTATGTTTAATTGTTTAGCATATTCTTCAAGTGGCACATTCAATTTTCTAGCAATTGCTACCTGTGATGATGTGAGTTGCACAGTTCTGCGACCAGCCTTTTTAACACCTCTGGTAGCCGAAGCTACATTTTGAGTAGGTTTAGTCGTTGATTCTGTAGTCTTACCAAATTTGTGGGGAAATTCAAGTTTTATTCTTCTATCTAATTCCACATAATAATCACCAGATTGGGGGTCGTAGCCTTCTTCTTCTACTAATTTCTTATGTAGACTAAAAGCTGTGTAAGTCATAGGTTCATCTTTGCCAAACCATGAATTATTGTCTGCCCATTCTGTTGCCCTAGCATCGGGTTTTGGTGTTTCTTGTTGAATAACGGGTTGTTTGATTGGTTGTTTTATTTCTCTTTGTTCTTGATCAGCTTGCTTAACTTTCATCTCAGATAATCTAGCTTCTTCATAACCTAATTTAGCTATTTCTTTTGAAGCTTCTACTTCTGCTTTGATGTCATTATTTTCTCTAGCATTAACTAATTTAGATTGAGCTGCTTCTATTCCAGAAACAATTCTGTTTTCCATTTCTGAAACAAAGCCTTTATCTATTTTAGATAGTCTTGCTTTAAGATCTCTTTGTTCAGTTACGACAGATTTAGCATACTTAGTAGACTCGTCTCTTTGACGTTCTGCTTCACGCATACGTTTAGTAAGTTTAGCAATTCTTTTTTTAACTCCATCGCTATACTCTTCTAATTCATCTTTTTTTACTTCTTCTTTTACAGGGGCTTCAGTAATTAATTCAGCAGGTTTTTCTTCTACTGCTGGAATTTCTCTAATCTCAACTTCGCCTTCTGGTTTTGTTTCAGGAACATCAACTGGTTGTTGACCTTCTGTTACAGTTTCTTCTGGTAAAATTACTTCGGCTCCAGGACCGTCTGTTGGTAAGTCTATGATCTTATCATCTTCTGTTGGCATAGTTTTCTCCTATTGGTTAGTATTGATGCAAGATATCCGTTGGATCCTTGACTGTTGCTAAAACTTCGTCGTCATTTAGCAGACGTACTTCACCACCTTCAATTTGAATTCTTGATCCAGAATAACGTGCGAAGACTACCCAGTCTCCTAACTTGCACCATGGTCCAGAATTTTCAAATCTTTTTCCTTTATAAGTTTCAGGTCCCATCGCTAAAACATTTCCAACTTGGGAACCTACTTGTTGTTTCTCTAATGTAGTCTCATTCATAATAAGTCCACCTTTAGTTTTCTCCTCCATTTTAAATGGTAAAACTAAAATTCTCCAACCTGTTGGTTGAGGGAGTAAAGACTTTACATCTTTTTCTTTTTTTGGTTCTGATTTTTTTACACCAACAAGTGGTGTGTTAGTTAACTCAATTTTTGGGGTTGAGCTCGTGGATATTTGTGTCTTCATTTTCGTTTTGCTCCTTATCTTTTAGCAGGTTAGAGATTTCCTGTAAAACTAGTTGATATGCTTTTAGTTGTCCTATCATATACTGATATTTGTCCCAATTGTCAACTTGACCATTTATCAGTCCGTTAGAAATACTGTCTTGTGTTTCAGAAATTTTTTTCTGCAACTGAAATATTAAGTTTAAGCCTTCCACTATCTTTTAAATCCTTTAGTAGCTAATCTAGGAAAACCTTTTATCAAGCCACCAGAAGCTTTTTCTTCTACTTTTTCTTTATCTGATTTTTTAGTGATATATGGAATCTCTTTTTTATCAGATTTTTTAGTAATCCATTTTTGTTTTTCTTCTTTTACTTTTTTCTTAATCCATTCAGTTTTAGGTTCTTCTGGTTCTTTATCTTTTTTCTTTAATTGAATCCATTTATTTTCAACTTCTTTTTCTTTTTTATCTTTTACTGTAATCCATTCAGACATTATTTTCCTTTTATTAAATGTGTTGCTTTAAGTCCATAGAC